GGTGCGGATGGCGCAGTATATGTGCCTCATATTGATGACCAAAAAGTTCTTTCATTCACAATCGAAAAGAACGCAGAGGATGTGCCCGATCCCGTTAAACTTGGCGGAAGTGGAACTGATTCTGCCGATGTTGTCACAGATGAAGAGGTTAAAGAAATGCTTGAGGAAGTTTTCGGAAAGCAGGGCGGCACTGGAGGCGGCACAGGTGGTGGCGAAACCGGTGGAGATGTCCTTGATGAATCCCGCGTTGCCACGGATGCTGAGGTATTTGAGATGCTGGAGGAGGTCTTCGGCAAGTCTGGTAGCGGAAGTGGCGGAGGCGGAGGTAACACAGGCGATGTGGATGATAACCAGGTCGCTACCGATGCTGAGGTGGCAGAAATGCTAAAGGAAGTTTTCGGTTGATAACCGTTAGCTTATAAGAAGAACAGGATTACGACAAAAACAAGGAGGAATTTGTTATGGCTTATGATGTGAGCAAGCTGACCAGACTGCAAGACCTGAAGAGTCTGGCAACCAAAATCAACGATGATTTTGCGACCAAAGCGGAGGTTTCCAATCTTGCTAACGCTTTCAAGTCCGGCCAGGTGATTGGTAATACCGTTAAGCTGTATACCAGCACGGACAAGTCTGGTACTGCTGCGTTCGAGTTTGACTTCCCCGCAGAGCTATTCCTGGATCAGACCAAGACCCAGTTCGTGCCTGCGTTCGCTTTCTCAACGGCTACCTATGCCGGCGCGACCGATCCTAACCTGGATGGTAAGCCCGTTATGGTTCTTGCTGTCAAGGGCGAGGACAACGAGATTACTTACTCCTTCCTGGATATGGCCGCTCTGGTGGATACCTACAAGGCCAAGGCTGGCGACGGCACCGCTACTGTGACTGTGAGCGGCTACGAGATCAGCGTGAATGTGAACATCTCCGCTGAGGCTGATAACGCTCTGGTGAAGAAGGATGACGGTCTGTATGTACCAAAGGCTGATGTTGTCGATATCAGCGGCAAGACCGACAAGGTTGACGGTGCTACCGCTGGTAATTTTGCCGGTCTGGATGCAAACGGCAATCTGACTGACAGCGGCAAGGCTCCTACCGACTTCTCCAAGGTTGAGGCCAGCGACACCGCAGGCGCAATCAAGGTCGATGGTACTGACGTGACCGTCGTGGCGATTGCTACCGATGCTGAGGTTACGGAGATGCTGGATGAGGTGTTTGGCACCGGCAGTACGGGTGATGACGAGAATCCTTGATCTCATGTAGCGGCTATATGAAGAGGGGCAGCTTCGGCTGTCCCTCTTTCTCTATATAAACGGATGGAGGTGAATCCTATGGCAGCGATTGACAAGGTTCCATATCTGAAACACTTGAAGCAATTTGGGATCAGGGAGAACGCCTTGATCGGACAGGTTGCCAAGACTGCAGCTGACGCCATTGAGGAGCAGGCACAGCAAATTGGTGATCTGTCGGACAGACTCGACAATGTGGGCGCGGCAGGGCAAGTCAGCCATGCAGTCAGCGCTATCCTGACTGTGGTTGGGTGGACTGATGGCCGTCAGAAGGTCACGATTGAAGGGCTGAAAGCGGCACAAGATGGCGTGGTTGGTTTGGCACAGGATATTTCTACGGCAGAACGTGAGGCGGTCGCCAATGCTGAAATGTACGTCTGTGGGCAGGAAGATGGTGCCTTTACCATCGCATATGGAGCTGAAAAGCCGACGTGTGATATTCCTATTGCCGTGATTCTGTTCGGTTGATGGGGGTGGACGTTTTGAAGCAGACAGACAATATTGGGCTGTATCTGGAGGACGACGCTTCAGCGAAGTTCAAAGAGTGGCGTGAAAAGATGAACGGCCTCACCAACTCGAACATGGTGTTGATTGATGAAGAATTGTTCAAGAGAGCGCTGAAAAGTGTGTATGTTGCGGCAATTCTGAAAACGAATGATTGGACATGGAACGGAGCCACCTATGAGCAGACCTTGAAGATTGAAGGGATTACTGCCGAGACAAACGGCATTATCGGCGTAGGGCATAGCCTTACCGCTGAACAGTTTGACGCAGTTTGCATGGGTGAGCTAATGACCGGGGAGCAGACAGATGGGGCACTCACTATTCTCGCTAATGGTGATAAACCCTACTGCGATATCCCGGTCATTATCATTCTATTAGGATGAAAAGGAGGTAACTATGCCTATTATTGGTAACTTTCCCGGTGGAAGCGGTGGAAGTGGTGGCGGCGGTCTTGTGCTTGCTTCCGTGACGGGAATTAAGGCTTTGTCAGCTGCTGGCAAAGTCTATGTGAAGTGGACAGACCCTGATGACCTGGTGGTTGCTGGCTCTGCGCTGGCGACATGGGGCGGCACCATTCTGGTGCGTAAGGCGGGCAGCGCCCCGGTCAGCCGCCGTGACGGTACTGTGGTTCTGGACAGCAAGACTCGGAACGCTTATATGGACACCTATTTCTGCGATAGCGGACTGACGGACGGTGTGCAATACTTTTATAAGTTCTTCCCCTATACAACCAGTGGCGGCTATACTGATAGCCCTGACGCCGTATTCAACGCTACGCCGAATCCTGTGCCTCTTGGAAATGTGTCTGGTATGAGCGCTGTTGCGGCTGGTAACGGTAAGTTGGCGATCAAGTATGCCGATCCCGCAGCAACGATTGTGACCGATAGTATCACCATGGCGACTTGGGCAAAGACGGTCGTGGTCGTCAAGGAGGGGTCTTATGCAACCGACCCTGATGATGCCGATGCCGCTTTTCGGCAGGTTGTGACAACTCGGAATCAATATGCCACCACTGCGCTCACTGCGACCGGCTTGAAGAATGGTACTACTTACTACGTATCGTTCTTCCCTGTTTCCACAGATGACGCCATCAATACCAATACGGCCAACCGTGTGAGTGGGGTTGCTGACCGTATGGAGATTACGGTTGCTCCTAAGCAGAGCGGTACGCTGACCTATAACAAGGCGGCGCAGACCCCCAGCTGGGATAGTGGGTACGACAGTACCAAGATGACGATGAGTGCTACGGCTCAAACCAATGTGGGAACCTATACTGGTTATGCCACACCCAAGGACGATTACAAATGGGCGGCATCTCTGGTGGTGTCTGGCATGGTTGACAATTTGGCGGCAAAGCCCATTACCTGGAAGATCAACCAGGCCACGGGCACATTGACGCTGACGCCGAGCAGCCTGACACTGAATAAGGACGCTCTGACAGGCGATTTTACCATCGGTGGAGACTTTGACGGCACCTATTCCGTGGTGTCTCAGGATACCAGTGTTGCTACGGTGGCGTTGAAGAGTGGTAAGACCTACACTGTGAGCAGTGTGAGTAACACAACGGGCAAAACCACCATTAAGGTCACTTGCACTGGCGGTATCAATTATACGAACCCTGCCGAAAAGAGTGTGGAGATTACGGCACAATTCCTTCCGGCTGTTGGAACGGCGCTGAATGATTGTTCCTGGGATGACATTAAGCAAATCTCTGACGCTGGGCAGGGTACGAACTATTGGAAGGTTGGCGATACCAAAACCATCAAGATCAATGGTAAGGTTGGAGCTTATACGTTCTCCAACGTGTCTGTTGACGCTTACATCCTTGGCTTTGACCACAACAGCGCAAAGGAGGGTACAAACCGTATCCACTTCCAGCTTGGTAAAATCAGTGGAAAAGATGTAGCGCTATGTGACAGTGGCTATAACAACGAGAAGACTTCCGCTGGCTACTTCCATATGAACACATCTCGTACCAATAGTGGTGGATGGAAGTCCAGTGCAATGCGGACAAACCTTGGCAATGGCGGCACGCCTACAAGTCCTGCGGCAAACACCCTCCTGGCGGCGTTCCCAGCCGATTTGAGGGCGGTTATGAAGTCGGTGACAAAGTATACGGATAACACTGGAGGAGGCACAAATACAGCCAGCAACGTGTCCACGACAGTGGACTGGGTGTTCTTGTTGGCAGAGTTTGAGGTGTTTGGAAGTAGAAGCTATGCGAACTCAGCAGAACAGAATTACCAGCTTCAGTATGACTATTATAAAGCAGGTAACTCTAAAGTAGCCTATAATCACAGTGCGACCAGCACTGCTGTGTGGTGGTGGTTGCGTTCCCCCTATTACAACCACATCACCAATTTCTGTCTTGTGTACGACAGCGGCGGCATCCACATCGGCACTGCTTCCTGGTCGGCGGGCGTGCGCCCCGGCTTTTCCGTCTAATCTACCGCAGTGTATCCGAGCATCATCCCGCCCACGACAGTGGGCGGGTGCTCCGGTAGAAGAGAAGGGTTCCGACGAAGGAAATTACGTCGGCGCGAAGCGCCGACGCGATTTTTTTGAAAAATGGCCTTTTTGCAATTTTGCCCAAATTGCTATCACTTGACAGGTCAAAGACTGCATACAAAGGGCAAATGCCGCTATATAATAATCTTTAACCCAGTTGGATGGAGGTTTTTATAATATGGCGACAACCAAACGGGTGTTCACCCTGCGTCTGACTGACGACGTATTTGATAAGATTGGGGCGCTTGCGGCGAGTGAGCACCGATCTATGACAAATTATATCGAATACGTTCTGATCAAGCATCTGGAACAGGCTGAAAAAGAACGTGGGGTGATTGATGCAAAAACAATAAAAGAGGAGTGAAACCGTGTCCGTACTCAAAGCGAAGCGCACCACGAGCAAGGCGGAGTTTATCAATACCGCTAACCAAATCTATGTGGAGACGATAAATTTCCTTACAAGATTATCTGCAAGGTATTCCAGACTGGTTGCTGAGGATATAGCTCATTTGGCTGGTGAGATAGTCGATCAATCTGAAAAGGCAAACAGTATCTATCCATCAGATGACCAGAGAAAGTCGCTACGGAAAGCGCACTTATTGGAAGCAAGGGCTTCCTTGAAAGCGCTGGATGTACGGCTTACACATTGTTACCTTATCATGATGCAGAACCCGGAAGGGTGTTTTACAAACAGCAAGGGCGTCCAGCTGAAATCTGAAGATGCGATTGAAAAGCTGGATCGCATGGCTGAGAGTCTTGGACTGTTGATTGATAAGGAAGACGAGCTTTTGCGTGGCGTTACCAAGGCGCTGGCACAAGGCAAAAAGTAATGAATAATCTATGGGTGTATTTCTGTAAATGAGTCACACTGCTGTGTGGTGGTGGTTGCGTTCCCCCTATTACAACAACAACAACAATTTCTGTAATGTGAACAACAACGGCAACATCAACAACAACAATGCTTCCTGGTCGGCGGGCGTGCGCCACGGATTTTGCAATGCGAGGTCAAATGGTAGTAGCTTCGGCGAAAGACGACCTTTGCAAAAGGAGAAATACTTCCCTGGTGAAAGCCTAAAACTGCCCTTTGACGACCATGCACGGACGCTGCTTGCATGGCGGGGGATTGCGTTTACCTCGTTTCATGTGTATGGTCAACGTAGTATTAGACACGCACCTACAAGACATCTATGCGGAGGGCGAATAAAATTATGACAAGTGAAGAGCGCCGAGAGGCGCGTTACCAACGCCGCCAAGCGCGGCGACAGGCCAATAGGCAAAAACGGAGTGACGAGGTAGGATCACTCGACAAAATTTACAATTTTCACGATATGTTCTTTTTCGGTAAAGAGTGCTGTAAGGGTGTGCGTTGGAAACAAAGCACCCAGAACTTTGAACTGCATCTGCTTTCTGGTACTGCTAAGAGGCGTCAAATGGTGGTCAGTGGAATGTGGAAGCCACAACCGTGTTCTCATTTTACACTTCATGAGCGAGGGAAAGTACGTCCTATTGATGCTCCGCACATTGTTGATCGACAGGTTCAAAAGGTGGAGTGCAACAAAATTCTTATTCCATTGTATGAACCCAGCATGATAATCGACAATGCGGCCAGTCAGAAGAATAAGGGATTACATTGGCAATTTCGGCGGCTTAAAGAACAACTGGCATGGCACTATCGACGGTACGGGCGTGATGGTGCAGTGTTTCTTATGGACTTGAAGAAGTTCTTCCCAAATGCTAACCGTCAGCTAATATACCAGCGGCATAGTAAAGTGATGTTGAACCCAGAAGTTCGGGCGTTTGCGGATTACATTGTCAGAACGGCACCAGCTACAGCGCCTGGTCGTGGTATGCCGCTCGGTGTGGAGCCAAGTCAACAGGAAATGGTTGCGCTTCCCAGTGCTATTGATAACTACATCAAATGCCAGCTGGGGATACATTGTGCTGGTCATTACATGGATGACTATTACATCATTCTCCCCGATATTGAGGAGCTGAAGAAGATTGCTCGTGAGATCGTGGCAATGATGGAGTCCTATGGTATTCGTGTCAACCGGCGAAAATGCAAAATCGTTCCTCTCTCCAGCTCTAAAGGATTCCGCTTCTGTAAGGCAAGGTTTACTTTGACAGAGACTGGCAGAATTAAGGTGAATGGCAATCGTGGCGGAATGAAGAGTGCAAGACGCAAGCTAAAACTGTTCCATCGTGAATATTTGGACGGTAAGCGTACACTTGCCGATATCGACCAATTCATGGAGTGTCAAACGGCGTATTACCGAAACTACAACGACCATGGGCGGCTTCTTCGGTTGCGGAGGCTACATTATGCCCTGTTTAACAAGTACAGGCAGCAAGAGCAACAGAAGTTGCTTAAACAGACAGCCTAAATATCTGAAATCAACGAACGTCTGGGCGTATGCTCCAGACGTTTTGTTATGTTTGGAGGAATTTTTTGTGGAGTACAAAAACTACATTGTGAAAAAACGGGCACGGTTTACGGGTGTCAGCGGTGATGTGAATATCCCCTATGGTACACACGTGGAGGCACAGAATGGGTGCCTATTGTGGAATGGGGAGCCGGTATGTGCGGTGAATAGTCAGAGCGGGATTGATCATTTTGCTCAAAATGACGATGGACATGGAGAAGAGCGTGGCAAGTTGACCACTGAAATTATCTCTACATTGGTTAAGAGAAACAAGAACTATCAGGCCAGATGGGATAAAGTGTGGGCGGACGAACGCTGTCAAAAGTATCGCATGACTGAATATGAGGACTTCTGGCTTTGGAACTGTGAGTTCTATGCTGCCCCGATTGAGGATTTGCAGCATATCATGGAACTTATCAAAATTTGAGAAAGGAAGTGGGTGTATGTATCAGATTATCAAGGACAACACGGTAATGGCATACGTGGACAACCCTGTCTTTATTCGTATGCACACAAACGGCTGCTATGTGGGTGCTACCGAGGATGAGGCGCAGGGTATCGCTATCCAAAGTGCTCCTTATCATATTCTCGGCAGAGAGGAGCTTCCTGGCGCTGTTGCGACTGTGATGATCGTGAAGGTTGACGGTGGCCTCCTTGTTGCGGAGCAGAAGCGGGCGATTGACGGTCTGATCGTGAACATTTTGGAGGGTTGAGTTATGGATAAGAATTACATTGCACAACTGTATCAGGATAAGACAATCTCTGACAAGGGTGTGCTGAACGCTATCCTAAGAGGATGGATCACCATTGAGGACGCTGTTGAGATTATTGGTGCTGACCAGTCTACGGAAGTCATTCGTGCGGCGAAGATCGTTGAAATCTCTGCGGCCTGTAACACCGTCATCGTGTCTGGTATCGACCTGACATTGACAGACGGCCCAGTGCATTTCAATCTGAGCATTGAGGATCAGAGCAATATCGCCAACCTGTTCCGTGTGGTTGAGCTTGGTGGCACCGAGTTCCCCTATCAGGCGGACGGCGGCGTGTGCCGTATCTACACCGCCCAGGAAATTGCTCAAATCTACATTGCGGCTCAGAGTGCTATCACTACTCAGACCACCTATCATAATGCGCTGAAAGCCTATGTCCAGAGCCTTGATGATGTGGAGGCTATTGCCGCTGTGCAGTACGGTATGGATCTACCTGAGCCGTTTGCGTCTGAGGTTGTGGAGAAGCTGACGGTTGCAAAGACCCAGATGGACGCTATCGTTGAGCGGCTGAATGGGTAAGGTGTTGATTCTATATGGGCACAAGAAAAGAATTGACCTGTAAGGTGTCAGCTCATATTCTGCGCTGGGTGTTTGGTGGATGCCTATATGGTCTGCTTGAAATCGCTTGGCGTGGGTACACCCATTGGACGATGGTTCTGCTGGCGGCAATTCTGTGTATCCCACTGGATATTGCGAACGAGCATATTCCGTGGGATATGCCTTTGCTTCTGCAAGGCGTTCTTGGCGGACTGACCATTACAGTTATGGAGTTTGTGACTGGACTGATTGTGAACGTCTGGTTGGGTATGGGCGTATGGGATTACTCCAACCAGTTTGGAAATATCCTTGGGCAGATTTGCCCACTGTACACCATTCTGTGGTGCCTGCTGGCAATTCCCGTCATTGTGGTATTTGACTGGCTGGAGTATAAGATCTGCGGTGGAGAGAAGCCGCATTATACATTATAAAAGAGAGCGGTTTATCGCCGCTCTCTTCTGATTTTATGGGGGAATATTTATGAGTTACAAAGACACAGAAGATAGGGTGAAACACTCTAAAATTGCAAAGAAAATGACAGACGATATCACGGACTATCTTCGCAAACAAAACGCAGAATATCGAGATATATTGTGGGCGTTAGGTGTTGTGCGGGATCGTGTAATTGAGCAAATGGATATGAATACTTTTAAGTAAATTCCCACTTATCAACTCTACGAAGTGATTGCTTTGCGGAGTTATAAAATTCTGTGAGTGTTGACAACTCCAGCATCTCATAATCTCGCATATCATTACGGCTACGTGGAGTATCGCTCTGTAGATATTGAGAGAACTTTGCGTGAGCATAAACAAGAGCTAATTGTCGAATTTCATCTTCGGTTAGTTTGCTATCCATAATATTTCTCCCATCTTAAAATTTTCAGCTTACTACCTTCATACGAGGGAATCCAGTTTGCCAGTAACAAGCTGGTTAGTGGTGGTAATAAAACATATTGGATTAAAGCGCTCAGGTTATTTAATGGGAGTATAGCACAAACCAAGAGATTCTGCAACACTCCGATCGAAAGGATTTTATATGGACATTATTCTTAAAGAACGCGGGCATGGGAAAACAACAAATCTGATCTGCATGTCGGCGCAAACCGGTATCCCAATCGTCTCTATGCAACCGCAATACATTATAGAGCTTGCGGAGAAGCTGCACGTACAAATTCCGCGTCCTATTTCCACACAAGAGTTGCAAGGCATGGCGGAGAAGCCGCAGGCAATTTACGTTGACGAACTGAGCGTTGTTCTGAAAAAGCTGCTTGGTTCTTCTGTGGCTGGATTTACGGACACATTATAGCATATGCAAATCTGTTTTGCAAGAAAGAGGTGAAGACATATGGGTGATATGAGTTTTATTATCGCTTTGACCAACAAAACTGAAATAACAGTATTTTTCTCTCCAGAAAGCAACGAGATAGATGTGTAGCAGTTTGAATAAAAGTACAATTTTGTTTGACGAATGAGGTTGGAAATGGCTCCCAACACTCCAACAATGGAACCTGAGATGTAGGATATGCCGCCCTACTATTCGCCAAATATCAAGCCCAGCGGAGAGATCCGCTGGGCTTTTCCCATATCCAGATAGTAGAAAGGAGGGCTATATGGGACGAAAAACAAAGCAAAACAAAATTACCTCACCTGAGTTGATCGCCCAGATCAATCCGAAGAACATTCGGCTGATGAATGACTTTCTGGACTATCTGAGGTCGGTTGGCAAAGCAGAGTCTACCGTGAAAGCCTACACAAGCGATCTCTATATCTTCTTTGTGTGGGTGCTTCAAAATGCTGACAATAAATATTTTCCAGAGGTTAGCAAACGAGATATTGTCGCTTATCAAAACTGGTTGTTGCGGGACAATGAAAACTCTCCGGCTCGTGTGCGCCGGCTGAAGGCAACACTTTCCTCTCTCAGCAATTACATTGAGGCAATTTTGGATGATGAACTTCCAGGATTCCGTTCAATCGTTCGGAAGATTGAAAACCCAATCAATGAACCAACCAGAGAGAAAACAGTGCTAACTGATGAACAAGCGGATACTCTGCTGGAGTATTTGGTTGGACGCAAGCAATATGAGAAAGCCTGCTGTTTTGCTCTGGCTCGCTATTCTGGACGGCGCAAGTCTGAGTTGCCGAGGTTCAAAGTGTCATATTTTGACGATGAGAATATCATCTATGGCTCACTTTATAAAACGCCTGAAAAAATCAAGACCAAAGGGCGTGGCGTAAATGGCAAGATGTTGACGTGTTATGTGCTTTCTAAACCGTTCAAACCGTATTTCGACCTATGGATGCAGAAACGGGCGGAACTTGGTATTGATAGTGAATGGCTTTTCCCAGACAAAGATGATCCTACTCAGCCAATCCCGATTTCAACGCTGAATAGCTGGACAGAGACGTTCTCTAACATTTTGGATATCCCAGTGTATTGGCATAGCCTCCGACACTTCTTCACTACATCTCTGGCTAAGGCCAACCTGCCAGACTCTGTAATCAAGACTATCATCGGCTGGGAGAGTCTGGAAATGGTGGAGATCTACAAGGATATTGATGATGAAGAGGAAATCGGGAAGTATTTCCAAGATGGAGAGATTGTCGGACAAAAGCAAACGAGCCTGTCTGATCTGTGAGGAGGCGAGCATATGAACGAACTGGTAATCCATGATTACCTCAGAGCAAAGGGACTGAATGAGTACGGTGTGGCAGGTCTTATGGGGAACTTATTCGCTGAGAGTGGGTTGAACCCAAGAAATTTACAGAACAGTTACGAAAAATCTCTAAGCATGAATGATAACGCCTATGTCACAGCTGTGGACAATGGCACATATACAAACTTCGTGTATGATAAGGCAGGATTTGGGCTGGCGCAATGGACTTATTGGAGCCGCAAGCAAAATCTTCTCAATTTTGCAAGGGCGGCTGGTAAATCTATTGGTGATCTGATTATGCAGTTGGATTTCTTATGGAAAGAATTGTCCGAGAGTTATCCTGGTGTTGTATCTGTTTTGAAGTCTGCTACCTCTGTGCTGGAAGCATCAAATGCTGTGTTGTTAAACTATGAGAGGCCGGCAAATCAGAGTGAGGGTGTTCAAACGAAGCGGGCTGAGTATGGACAACGATATTATGACCAGTTCACTACAGCCAGCCTTGAAGAGTTCATAAAGCTCTTTCAAGAAATGAGAAGCAATTTGCAGGATAACGACGCTGGTGATTGGAGCGCAGATGCCAGACAATGGGCAGTAAGCACTGGCTTAATTGCTGGTAATGGTACTACTGTCAATGGAGTTCCTAACTATATGTGGCAGGACTTTTTGACGAGAGAGCAATTTGCTGTTGTATTATACCGATTTTCAAAGCTGATAGGGAGCCTCTGATTTATATATCAGACTGGCTTCCTATTTTGCTAACCAATATTCAGAAAAAGTTTTGAGGTG